TGATCATCAGGTACCAAATTCTTATTAATTGGATCTAACGAGTTAGAACCTAAAGGTTGGCCTGAAACAGCAGATTCTCCTGAAGCGTCAACCTCTCCACTTTGAGGGGCAAACTTTGCAGCAGCAATAACTTCAGGAAAATAATGCAAATCCTTCAATTGAGTAGGGGAGGGAGCTCCCCATTTCATGTCACATGCAGAGACAGAAACAATAATTTGAATATCTGAATCCTCTGAAGGACAAACCAGACTGTTAACAACATTAACCTCTAGCACTCCATTAAATAAATCGGAGCTATCTGTGGTCAACCGTGTTGTTCCATATAATGTGGAAAAATCAGATCCGGCATCAAAAGTCTTAAGAAAGGGGCGAGCTTGCCCCCAACCGACTTCGATCTCAAAATCTTCCTCTTCAGCAAGATCAACAATACGCGAATAATTCGTGTTATAATTGACATCTGAACCGAAAGATCTAGGGTCATATCTCACCAAAAGACGACCCTTGTGAAATTGACTTTTCACTATTTGAAATCTAAATTTGACAGTACCCTGCCACTCCTCAAAATATTGAGACATAGCACACATAGGTGTCATGTGAATTTCTTCTTGATTGACACGTGCTAAAGTCGGAGTCACATATGAATTCCATAGTAACTTTTCAGGAGCGTCAGAAGGAGACATTGTGAAAGAAGTTAAATAAGACTCTCTAGTACAAATACTATCAATACTCATCTGATCTTCACCGTCTAAACCCGTAGTTCTCGAATCAATAGTTAATTCCTGCTTGGAATCAAGTACTAAACGATTAACGGCATCGGGTGCATCTACATTGGCTAAATTACCAGTTGGACTAGGTTTTTGAATAACAGTATCTGTTAATACAGCAGGTCTAGAATATCCAAACAAAGATGCAACATCTCCTACCTTTGATGCTACCATACCGGTAGCACGCGCATAAGGTCCTATCATGGGAATAGTTTCTAATAACCCGGCCGCTTTAGCAATTGCAGAAGCAGGTCGAGAAATTATACCTTTCCCATATTCATCACCACTATTCATAGTGCCTCCTCCAGTTTTCTTCTTTGGATTTGGCTTTCCACCCGCTTGGGGTGAGAATGGCGTGATGCTAGTAGGCATAGTGAGAGAAACATTTTCCATCCAACCCCACACTTGAACAGTGACGGGATCATTACCTCCATTAGCATGAGACAAATTACTAAACGACTTAACTGTTAGTTCGCCCATAAGGCTTTGCTCATTCTTAGACAGGGACATATAATTGTTTGGAAAGAAAAATGGTAAACTCATTTCACCACCCTCATTCTTTGAGGGATTTAAATAAATATGTGGCTTTTGACTAGCTTGCACAAGATCAACATCGAGAAAATTTCTTGTTACAGCAAGTTGGTCAAACGCCGCATGAGGATTATATGACACGAGAGCGCGTCCATAATGAAATCCTGTACCAGAAATCAACACTTTGATATGCATAGTACCTCGGAGAAGCTCATAATTAGCAATTTTGGTCCTAACAAAAGGATCGCTAAGAAATTCTTCCCAAGGATTTAACTTAAAGAATAATGGGTTTGAAACAGCCCAAGTTTGAGAAGTCAATTTTACAGGACGTTCCAAAAACGCACCTAAATCACTTCCAACCTTGGTTGCAGTATCCATAGTATCATCATATCCAGCCTTGACATCTGTCATCCAGCCAGCAGTTTGGTCGTTAAACCCAACTAACTGTTCTGTGGCATGGTCAGCACCAGTACTTACTCCCACTCCAGTCTCTCCAGACTGGGGTACAAAGCAATGTACAATGTGCTGAGTGTCTTCTACACTTAAGTCAGTAGAACTACTTTCCCCCTTATGCGCTGGGGGTTGCGCTTTAAAATTAGTAGCAAGCTAGAAATATATACTTGATGGAGGCTCAGGGCTCAACTGAGGTCCTCCCAAGGGATGTTTTCTAGGGTTTTGTGCGTTCAAATATCCGACTTAACGAAAATAATGGCACAAGCCGGAGCTAAATAACTCCCCTCATCCTTGCGGATGGAACTATTCTACAATTACCAGGGCTTCCATAATAGAAAAGGGCCAAAAGAAAAAGAATTTTATCACCCATTATAGGCCAATTGGAGAACCAAAAATTTGCAGATTATTGACATGCAGGTCCAAAAATTTGCAGTTTAAAGACATGCTGGTCCATGTTACTGGATTCTAATTATCGTATTTCTCCTTCCAATGAAGGACACGATCATCAAAATCCACCCCGAGAGTTAGAGGAAAAACACCGGAAGTCTCAGCGACCTCCTTCATTTGTTCCAATCTCACATCAAAAATTTCTCTACCGTGAAAAAACCATTCACGTAGCGCCCCATCGATATTCTGGGCTGAAATCTCCTTTGGACTTAAGTCCTCAGACTTCAATCCAGAATGTAACGATTTAAAAATTGACATTTCATCTAACATCCCTACAATTGAATCCAATTCAGCATCGTAGCGATTTTTGCGTTTCAAAAAATCCGCATCCCCGTCTTCCATAAATGGAACAGGGTCAGATGTCTTGTCAGGCATTGTAAATTTCATATCATTATCTGATAAAAACTTAGCAAAAGTTACATGATTATGTCTATTCAATCCTTCTATGACCGATCCCTTCAGATCATCACCATAAATTGCTATAGAATTACAATCCCTAAACCTAACCGGTCTGCCCAATTTGGCAGCAAATCCCGGTTTATCCTCCTCAATAGTTTCTTGCGTATAGGCATTAAAAAAGCCTAAACGATTTAAAATCGAATTAACTATTGAATTAATATACACTGTCATGTTTTGACCAGAAGGATTAGTTCCTAAAAATCTCATCAAAGTACCATTATAGGCTACCAAAGGACTGGTAACCTCAAAGGAAATTGATTCCATGATAGTTATATCTCTTTTCGAATAATTGCCACTCCACTTAGCAATGCGATGCATAACGCCAAAAGCAGCTTGTGTTAGCTGCGCAGGCATACGCAAATCATACTTGGAGTAATCTCCGGCAAGAATTCGATCAGTTCCAAACTTGCTCATATGTTTAGCAAGTTCTTCCCACTCTCTTCCACTGGCATTAATACCAACTGCACATTCAGCTACTAACGGGTTTAACGATAGAAAGCGAGCGATAGGCAGATAATACTTACGAATTGCCAGTTGCAAGATAATGGGAGCGGCCTGAAATACCCTGACCTTATCTTTGGTCTTTAGGGTAGGCTCATCCTTGAGAGCTGATCCAAAAATGCAATTTCTGCATTGTCTATCAGCCCACATATCAAGAGCTTCATGATATTCCTTCATAATATGAGCCTCAAAAGTAATGGGCTCAGTAATGTTATCATGATCCTCAGGGTCTAAAAAGACCAAATGAGGAGTCTTAGGTCCCCCCACCGGGAACCCAATAGATGTATTTACTTTCATTCTATCAATGAATTTCCATCCATCGATACCTGAAACAGTTTCGACATCAGTCAGTGGTCTCATTTCTAAGCACCACTTTTCAGACTGACTATCAAAACATTCTTTCAAATCGAGTAAATAATCATCACAAGCCATATCCACATCCGAAGCAGGAAAACCAATACTAGGTTGACAACAGTGTGCCAACGAAGCAGCCCAAGGTCGCCAAGCTTCCTTAATAATCTCCCCATCCTTTCGGACTTTAGGGGGGGCAAATTGTGGAGGTCCCCACAAATTTTCTTGCTTGGTAATCTTGGTTACCGCTTGTGAAATAGGTAATTCTGTAACTTTAGAAGTCGTAGTTGATCGACCAGTTACTTCTCCATAAGCTACAACTGCCGCATCCTCCGGCACCCAATTAATGGGAGATTTAAAATGTACTCCCCCACTAACGTCATATCTTTTACCTAAAATTTTGTCAGGTAGATCTGTCCTGTCTGGTCCCAAAGTAAAATTGGGACTAAGCTCTAAGAGTTTATATATTGCTACGTCCAATTCAGGACGAGTAATAGCACCCCCACAGCCGTCTACACGACCAGTTTGTCCACCTAAATGGAATCCCAATATATGGTGCTGTTTTCCTTCAGAAACACAGCATGTCATACATTGACCACCAAAAGTGGGTTTAGACATAGAGTAATAAGAACCTCTGAATGTGTGCAAACCATTGCTAACGCAATTATTTGGTTGCCACAAAAAATTATCAGAGGTCATTTGACCCTCCCCATCTACGTAATAACTGACACAAGGAACACTCTTAGGTGATACTTCATCAGCAAAATGCTTAAGTAGATTGGGGCAGTCCCCACTATTAGGGACGTACAATAAAGCAAAATCGGTATCCGGAATACGATAAACGCACTTCGGATCTATAATAAAACTTATTGATTGTCCACGCTTCACTATTGTTGCCTTAACATGGCACTCTGGAATCATATGGTAAGGTACCATCAAAATATGTGTACGCACCATAAATGCGTCACAAAATCTGATTTTATCTTTAACTTCATAACTGAAGTACCACATGCTCTTACGTGCAATACTACTATAATGTTCAATGTCATGAGGAAAAATTCCAGACACTTTCTTAATAGCAGTAGGCAACCAAACGTTAGGTTCGGACTCTCTCTGTGTGATCTCAGCTACACTTCTAGGCTGCAATACTCCCTGAATGGTAGTCATTGCTCTAAAAGCTTGGACAGTTTTAACAACTCCCCAAATAACTGAGAAACCAGCTATTGCTCCACAAACATATTTGAGATGATTCTCACGAACTTCTACAAATAGTTCGGGCATAATATTACGGCGCCTTTTAACCTCAGCATAATACGCTTCTTTCACATTTTCTACAATAGTAGCATAATATGATATAAAACATAAACTCATGGCTATAAGCGCAATAACTGCTAGAACAACAGAAAAAGTAGCTATACAACACGTTATGAGACAGACAGCAACCCAATAACTACGAACAGCGTCCTTGATTCGTACATTGATAATGTCTTCATTAAAGAACATAACAATTCCACGCATCCACGGGCTAGCTATCCATTCATTGGGCACATAATTTGTCCAAATAGCGAATTTCGAAGTTTCAAACCAACTAAGCATCTTAATAAGATGTTTATTGGAAATATCTTCGATAGCTGATGCAAAGAAACGAGATTTTCGCTCAGCAGTGAGACTCCATTTATCCGAGTATGTTTTCAAAGTATTGGCTAATTGAATGCCAAAATGAGGTTCATACACAGAATCAGTCTCTTCCTCCTCTTCAGAATCAGAATCGCTTTCAAGTTCACAATTACATACTTGCCAGGGTTGATTGCAGCTTTCACACCACGGAATCTTATCTGTCAAATTTGTTTGTTGTTGAACTAAAGCATCCTGCACTGCATAGTGCTTCTTCGACTTGGTAATCACATATTCCAAGAACTTAAAAATCGAGACATTTGTCATGCCTTGTAAATTCTCGAACTCAAATGTAGGGGGCACACGCTTACCCTGCAACTGTGATGGAACAACGCGCATCACGCGCACGGTAACAAGCCACAGATCTTGAATATCTGTAGAATCACCGTAACACTCGAACACCTTATTCGGGTCTAACATATGTGTGAGTTTACCTTCGTCATCCATCAATCGAAATTCCTCCTTAACTTTTATATCGACGTGCACATGTGCACGACGACCAATAGATACGGGTTCATTCGATACTTGGTGAGCTAATAAATCTTCAACATTTGTAGTAATAGAAACACACGCTGGTTCAAGGGAGACCTTACCTTTATTAGCAAGATCGGCCATGATAGCGTAACGTTTAATATTATTACACAGCTGAACCAACCAATCGGAAGGCGCTATGTCTACAAAATCTAATTTTGAATTACCATAGTCATCGATTTTAATACCAGTGACATATGATCTCATATTAGACATATGTTTATCGTCAGGATTCAGCGTAATGACATACTCATCACCCGACGGAAATTTGTTCGCCTTCAAGATAGTAGACATAACTACATCAGTAAATGTAGATTTGCCTACTGAAGACTCACCGAAAACCTTAAAGCAATAAGGAGCCATTCGTAATCCACCACGAACGCGCGATGACTCAAACTCTGTTTGAATCTTAGCCATCTCGCGCCAGCGGTCACACAAAATCTTCTTTTCGAAGCCAGACGTAGCCTGCTTATATAAATCTTCTAAATCTTGAACAAGCTTGGCTAAATTAGCATCAAACTCTGATTCAGAAATAGAAGCAAAGCGACTTAAATTACCATTTCGCGCATATTCCCACAAAGTGAGCATGTCGATATAGCGTTTTTCGGTCTCAGCAACAGCAGAAGAGCTGTATAATAAAGGATTGAATGATCCTTCTTCGAAGCATCTGTATGCACCTTCAGCGAAGAAAACAACAGTTTCAATGACAGCGTCAATTAAATCAACGGCCGTCAACTGTTTTTCCATTGCTCCGATAGCAAACACTTCTACGCCTTTAACATT